AACATTAGAAAATCTGCCTTGACTCCCGCCGCCGAAATGGAACAGCAAAAAGTCGCGTTTTAAACAATGCTTGGCTCTGCCGATAAGGCAACTAAGCTACTTAAATAAATGCAGGACTTTGCGGCCTCAACCCCGTTCTCTTTTAACGAGATAACCGATGCCGGAAAAAGACTTATTGCCTTCGGATTTGATTCTGAAACTGTTATTGATAATCTGCGTATGCTTGGCGATGTTTCCGCCGGTCTTTCTCAGCCTGTAGGTGACATGGTTTACCTTTTCGGGCAGATTAAGACACAAGGCCGTGCAATGACTCAGGATTTAATGCAGTTCGCAAACAGAGGCGTTCCTATTTATGATGAGCTTGCAAAAGTTCTCGGCGTAAATGTTTCACAGGTAAAGGACTTTGCATCTCAAGGCAGGATAGGATTCAAAGAGATTGAACAGGTTTTTAAAAACCTTACATCGGAAGGCGGCAAGTTCGCCGGACTTATGGATGCACAATCAAAGACATTAACCGGGCAATGGTCAAACTTCAACGACAGTTTAGATCAAACACTTGTTCTTATAGGTAAAGAGCTGTCTCCTGCGGCATCGGACTTAATCGTTATTCTTTCAAAAGGGCTTGATGAAATAACAGGGACATTAAAAAACGATGTGCCGGATTCAATAACAATGACCGGCTCAATAATAAAGGACATCAAAAACCTCCTCGATGGAACAGCCGGAACCGTCGAAAAAATAGGAACTTATCTTGGCGAAGAAAAAGTAGAGGAAATTGTAAACGAGGTCAGAAAGTGGGAGGCAACATCAACCGGCGTTTCTGCTAAAGTTGGCGATCTAATGAAGCAATACGGAGACGTAAACGCCGCCGCCGGGATATATTCTGAATATGTAAAAGGCCATGTTAAACTTACAGATGAACAGGTGCGCAACCTTGAAGATATAATAAAGAAACAACAAATTATTCTCGAAGGTGCGAATCCGCTTACAAAAGCATATACCAAAATGGGAGAAGCGTTCAATAAAGCATGGAATAAGGCCAAACCGGGCGGAAGTCTACCGCCGCCGGGAAACAATTCTTCTTCTGTCGGCTCCGGTACTCCTCAATGGGTAAAAGATCAGGAATATCTACAATCCGCATTAAACGGAACCGGGTCTGAGCTTGACCAGTTAAACGCTAAATATTCCGCACAGATTACAAAAATAAATGATATACAGTCCGCACAGGGTACAAGTTATGAAACGGGAATTTTAGCCGCAAAAACACAAAGCGAAGTAATGAAAAAATGGAAAGAGGATGCTGATGCATTAATCAGCAAATATGACACTTTCGGGACAAGTATTGCAAGAGCGTTCGGGCTTGCCGGGAAAGAGGCCGAAAAACTCGGAGGAGTTATTGACGGTATGGTCAAACAGTTTGCGTCAATGTCTCTCAATGCCGCCGCTGATGGATTTGAAAAGATAGGCGAGGCGTGGGGCAAAGGTGAAATGTCCGGAAAGGCGTTTAAAGAAATAATGGCCGACATGACCATGCAGATAATTGAACAGCTCCCGTTCTTATTCATATCGGCCGGCTTGCAAGTCTTGACTCTCGGTGGCCCCGGTATGTGGCCTGTTGGTCTTGGCTTAATTGCGATAGGTCTGGCTGGAGCTGTAGGGGTGGGATATATCAAGGGGCAAATTGCAGACAGAGAGGCGGAACAGGCGGCTTCAACTGCAGAATCAGCACACGGGAATGTATTCGGCTTTGCAAGAGGCGGTTCTTTTACAAATGAGATTGTCAACTCTCCGACAAGATTTGCCTTCGCATCCGGCGGCGGGATTAACCGGGGGCTTATGGGTGAGGCCGGGACTGAGGCGGTTGTGCCTCTTACAAGAATGAGTAACGGAAATTTAGGCGTTGCTTCAAGCGGCGGCGGGGGCGAAGTTAATGTTAATATAGTCAATAACTCCGGAGAGGCTGTAGACGTTCGAAAGAATACCGGACAGAGCGGAACTGATATAACGGTTACTATCGGTAACATCGTAAATAAGGGCTTTATAGAAGGTACTTTTGACAAAACAATTAAGGCCAGATACGGCCTGAGTCAGAGAGGGATATAATGGCGGAGGCGTGGCCTGCAACTGTACCTGATGGATTTATGGAATCCGGCTATTCCTACAAGGCACAGTCGGGTGTTATCAGAACAAACATGGATACCGGCCCCGCAAAGGTCAGGCGGCGTTTTACGGCCGTTCCGAAAAACCATAAAGGAAACATTATCCTTACAAAAGCGCAGTTTGCGACGTGGGAATCATGGTTTGAAAATGTAATCATATTCGGCACGCTCTCTTTTACCATGACAAATCCTCATACAGCCGCTTCAATGACCGTGCGGCTTGTTATCCCTTCATCCGGCGAGGCGTATTCAATAGCACCGGAGGCGGGGACTGGTAACGTGATATTATCTTTAGAGGTTGAGGTTTTACCGTGAGGACGATAAGCACAGCGGCAAAAAAAGAGATATTCGCAAGCCAGTCGGGGGCGGTTTTCCTCTTTGTTTTGCAGATTGCACACAGCACGATTTCAACGATATATCTTGTAAATAACAATGAAGATGTCACATACGACGGCAACACTTATACGGCTTATGCGTTTAAATTTACTCCTCCGTCTGATAAAGAGGGCAACAAGGACAGCGCAAAGCTCTTAATTTCAAACGTAGACCGGACACTTCTTGCAACCATCAGGACGATTTCAACACCACTGGCGGCCAGTGCTGCGGTTATTATGATACTCCCGAACGGCACAATCAGCAAAGAGGCCGGGTGGTGGGTATTTGATCTTAAAGATATAACATACGATGTGATGACAATATCAGGGACGCTCTCATTCAACTTTGAACTTAATCATAATGCGTCACAGACTAAATATAATAATCTCACTTTCCCGGCGATTTACAGCTGATGGATTTTAACAAATACATCGGGATTGAATTTAAAGCACACGGCAGGGACATTGACGGCCTTGACTGTTTCGGGCTTGTTCAGCTTGTACTTAAAAATGAATTTAACCGGGATTTGCCGGAATGGATGGAAAATGACGAGGCGGATTTCAGCAGATTTAAAAAGATAGATGAGCCGAAACCGGGAAGCATAGGACTTTTCAGTTTTATCGGCGTTCCGGCGCATGTCGGTCTTTACATCGGAGAGGGGCGGGTCTTACATGTCGCTCCGGGTGAAATGGCAGTAGCCGAAAAGCACGACAGTAAACGATTAAAGGGACACTTGCAGGGGTGGTATGACATCAGATAAAAGACAGGTAGTGTTCTGCCCGAACGTATTTGATCCGACTCAGAAAGTCATTTCCGAGGTTGACGCATCCCTGTCTTTTCGTGAGATATACAACTCCCTGACATATTATCCGCTTGCGTACTCCGTAATCATCGACGGTGACAGGAAGATTGACGTAGACGACGTTGACGGCATCCCCGAAAGTGAAAATGTGATTATCAGGATTTTCCCGTCCGGATTTACTGATTGGATAAGTGACACGGCTCACGACATGGCGCATCCTATCGCGGGCGGAGCCGACAGCATGATAACCGGCGGGCTTGGATGGGCGGCGGCAGGTTTATTATTCGGGCCTCTCGCAATCCCTATCAGCATGGGCGGCCTAATGATGGCCGGTGCCGGTTGGCTCATAAAATACGCAACAAAAAACAGCGACATTGTCACTGGTGAATCCGGTTCCACAGAACAGCGTCCGGATCTCAGGGGCGGCGCAAACAGGGCAAGGCAGGGCGGGCGGGTCGGAATACTGCTTGGAAAGCATTTAATCAATCCGGACATTGCCGGGAATCCGTATATATCAATATCGACAAAGGGCGTGTATAACGCAACGACAAAGAAATTGACAATGACCTATCCGCAACATTTACACCTCCTTTTCTGCGGCGGATATAACAACATGACCGTTGACACTTCATCGTACAAGATAGGCGACACGGCGTTAAATGCGACTAATTTCACATACGAGTTTTCAAGCTCTCAGGCCGGGGCGACACTAAAGGATTACCCGAAAAGGAGAATATCTCAGTCTGTCGGACAGGAATTAATAGCATCGGTTACAGCCGGGGTGGTCAAGACAACACCGACGAACACAAGAGAGGTTGAGGTCTTTATCACATTCCCGAACGGGCTTGTTAAGTTTTCAAACGGCACAAAAACAGTGCTGACCGTTGAGCTTTCCATCTGGTACAGGGAGGCCGGAACAACGAACGCATGGAATTTACTTGCACACCCGTTTATCAGGGGTGCCGATGCAGAGACAAAGAGGCTATGCTATACAAAAACGTTCGACAATGTTACATCCGGCGGGGCTGACTATAACTCTAAACGGCAATATGAGATCCTTGTTTTAGGCGGCACTTCTGAAAGTGATGATTCAAACATTGTCGACAAGGTCTATTTTGACACTCTTCAGTGCATTACAGCCGACTATTCAAGCGGTTCAGCGGTTACGTTACCCGTTCCGGCACTCGACGCGGCAAAATTGACATTGATGGCATTAAAGGTCGAGGCAACTGAGCTTGTAAATGGATCAATAGAATCGTTTAACTTTATCGCACAAAGCAATGTTCCGATTTATAGCGGTTCCGGTTCAGGCGCGGCGCAATGGGCGACGGTCGCAGCGTCAAGCAACCCGGCGGCTCTATTTCTGTATGTCCTGCGGGATCCGTACATCAATAAAAAGTATGTCGCAAATGATTATATAAACTGGGCGTCCTTTGAAACTTGGTACACATTCTGCGCTACAAAAGGGCTTGAATGTAACGCATATATTGTCAATGAAACGCCAATAGAGGAGCTTTTAAACAGCATTTCAGGCACAGGCCGGGCAACATGGGGCATATACGACGGAAAGTTCAATGTTATTGTTGACAATACGCAGACCACTTCGGTTCAGTTTTTCACTCCTCGCAATTCCTGGGGATTTACAGCGTCAAAGCTGTTTGAAGATAAACCGTCCGGACTCAGGATCAATTACATTGACAGGGACATGGCATATACCGAAACAGAGCTTATTGTTTATTATGATGACGATGTTCAGGATGACGACGAACTTGACGATTATTCCCTTTTTGGATGTACGTTCTATGCAAACGCATATAAGCAGGCAAAATATTTACTGGCCTGTATCTATTTAAGACAGGAAGTTTTCTCATTCAGTGCGGACGTTGAACACATAGTCTGTACACGCTGGGACAGAATTTCAATCAGCCATGATGTGCCTCTTATCGGCCTTGCCGCAGGAAAAGTGAAAACAATAGTCACATCAGGGGGCAATGTGACCGGAATAGAATCAGATGAAAGGGTGCTTTTTGAGCCGTCAAAGTCTTACGGGGTTATATTCAGGGATCAGACGGGCGTTGCGAGGTCTTATCAGGTAGTCAATCCGGCAACAACGGTCAATATTGAGACTGACGATCTTACTTTTACCACTCCTGTTCTGATTGCTTCATTTCCGGTCAATACGGATGATTTACTGATGTTCGGAATATTCGGATCTGAGACGCTCGACCTTATAGTTACGGACATCGACACGGCGGATGATCTTTCTG